CACTCATCAACCCTGCTGCCGGGCTCATCGTCTTCGGCGTCCAGGCCCTCGCCGGCTCCTACGTGGTCGCATACCTGGGGAGGGCGCGACGGTGAAGTTCCTCGACGCCCTGATTCCCGCGGAGCGGCGCGACAGCATCAACCCGTACTCGTTCGAGCAGTGGTTCTCCGACATGTCCGGCCAGTCGTGGTCGTCGCCGTTCGGGTTCCGGACCACCTACAAGCAGGACCCGGCCGAGCCGATCGGGAACAACTTCGTCGGCTACGTCCAACACGGCCTCAAGGGCAACGGCATCGTCTTCGCCCTCGAACGCAAACGCCTCGAGGTGTTCTCTCAGGCGCGGTTCCAGTTCCAGCGGATGACGAACGGCCGTCCCGGGGACCTGTTCGGACTCCCCTCGCTGTCGGTGCTTGAGCAGCCGTGGCCGAACGGCACAACCGGTGACCTGCTCGCGCGGATGTGCATCGACGGCGGGCTCGCCGCCGGCAACGGCTACATCGCCCGGCAGGGCCTCGAGCTGATCCGGCTCCGCCCGGACTGGGTTGAGATCGTGCTCGAGAAGCGCGAACTCCCGGTCGGTGCGGACGGGTCGATGGTCCACGTCGGATACCGCCAGGTCGGGATCATGTACTACGAAGGCGGGCTCCACGCGGGCGCGCCACCGGCGGTTTTCCTGCCCGGCGAGTATGCGCACTTCGCGCCGATCCCAGACCCGGAAGCCACCTACCGCGGCATGTCGTGGCTGACCCCGGTGCTCCGTGAGCTTCAGGCGGACACGCAGGCAACCAAGCACAAGGTCAAGTTCTTTGAGAACGCGGCCACGCCGAACCTGGCTGTGTCGCTGCCGAAGGAACTCACCCCGCAGCAGTTCCGCGAGTTCGTCGCCGAGATGGACAAGAAACACGTCGGCGTCGACAACGCGTACAAGACGCTGTACACGGGCGGCGGCGCGGACGTCTCCGTCGTCGGCGCCGACATGAAACAGCTCGACTTCAAAGCCACGCAAGGCGCAGGCGAAACCCGGCTCGCCGCGGCTGCGGGTGTGCACCCCGTCGTCGCCGGGCTGTCCGAAGGTATGCAGGGCTCGTCGCTGAATGCCGGGAATTACCAGGCGGCGAAGCGGGCGTTCGTCGACACGACGATCAGGCACCTGTGGCAGAACGTCGCCGGGTCGCTTCAGGCAATCGTTCCGCCGCCGCCGGGTGCGCGGCTCTGGTACGACGCCCGGGACATCCCGTTCCTGCTCGACGACATGAAAGACCGCGCCGAGATCCAGTTCCGGCAGGCACAAACGATCCGGGCGATGTTGGACTCCGGCTGCCAGTTCGATTCGGTCAAAGCCGCGGTGGTGGCCGAGGACTGGTCGCTGCTGGAGCACACGGGGTTGTTCAGCGTTCAGCTACAGCCGCCGGGAACACAACCAGCAGGCAACCAGCAGAACTCGATCACGATCACCGACCCCGAGCAGGCAGCGCGGCTGCTGTCGTCGGGCTGGACCGTAGTTCCCGAGAGGAGCCCCGGTGGAGACGCTGCCTGACCTCGACATCGTCCGGCACTGGCACCTCCCGGTGCGGGCTGACGAGCCGAGCACCGAAGACGTCCTCGCGACCATGGAAGTCCGGTTCTCCGTCTTCGACTCCTGGTACGAGATCGACTCGTGGTGGGAGGGGAAGTTCCTCGAGCGGACCGCCCGCGGTGCGTTCCGCAAGACGATCGCCGACCACAACGCCCGCAAGTCGGAGTCCGCCGGCGTGAAGGTGCTCTTCAACCACGGCATGGACTTCAACATCGGCGACAAGCTCCTCGGCGGCATCACCTCGCTGTCGGAGAAGAAAGACTCACCGCTCGGCGTTGTCGACCTGGACGACACCTCCTACAACCGTGACCTCCTCCCCGGGCTGCGGCGAGGCGGCTACGGCTCGTCGTTCATGTTCCGGGTGATCCGGGACGAGTGGAACGACGAGCCGGAGAAGTCCCAGGACAACCCGAACGGCATCCCCGAACGGACCATCAAAGAGGTCCGCCTGTTCGAGTTCGGCCCGGTCACCTGGCCGGCGAACCCGGACGCCACCTCGGGTCTGCGCTGCCTGACCGGGACCGACGACTACTACGAGAAGCTCCGCAGCCGCGACCCGCACCGGGTTGACGCGCTGCGCGCGCGCAGAAGCGCGCTCCGCACCCTGCCAGCCGACGCCGCCCCTACGGGCACCTCGGACGACAGCGCCGCGACCGAACCAACCTCCGCGCCGGCCCCTGGCCACCCGGATGGGCACGCGTTTGCGCACCAGCGCCAGCGCTACCTATACCTGGAAGTGGAGGCGTCTGATGACGCTGGAGGAACTGCGCGCTGCGCTGACCGCGGCCGCTGAGGAGCTCCGCTCGCTCGACGGTGAGATCGGCGACAAGGTCCCGACCGACGAGCAGCAGACGAAGTGGGAAGAGTCCACCAAGCGGCACGGCGAGGCCAAGACGGCGCTCGAGGCCGCGGAGAAGCGCGCCAACGACCGACGGTCAGCGATCGCCGGTCTGCCGCCCGCAACCACGCGGACCGAGAATGGTGACGGCGCCCGCGGCGGCCGCAGCCCCGAGGTGAAGCTGCCGAAGGACCCGTTCGAGGATGTCTCCGACGTCCGCGCGCTGGCGTTCATGGACCGTTCTGACCTGCGGTCGCGGGCCATGTCGGTCCTCGACGACAAGCGGGAGAACGTCCAGCACCTGGAGATGCTCGACCAGAGCCAGTTCGGGACCGGTGACGTCCGGGCGAAGATCGAACGGCTGATCGGCACCCGGTCGAAGAACTTCAACGGTGACGTGTTCGCCCGGATGCTGCTGCTCACCGAGTCGCCGCAGTACCGGTCCGCGTTCCAGAAGGTCATCTCCGGGCAGGTGTACTTCACCCCGGACGAGGGCCGCGCCCTGGACGCCGTCCGCGAGCTGCGTGTGGCGCTGAACATCACCACCGACACGCAGGGCGGCTTTGCCGTCCCGGTGCTGATCGACCCGACCGTCATCTGGACCGGGCAGGGCCACCCGAACGACTACTTCCAGATCGCCCGGGTCGAGAACATCACCAACGACGAGTGGAAGGGCGTCTCCTCGGCTGGTGCGACCGCGTACTGGACGAGTGAGGGTGTCGCGTCCACCGACGGCTCGCCGACCGTCGCGCAGCCCGTCGTGACGACCAAGAAGCTGACGGTGTACATCCCGTACAGCGTTGAGGTCGGCGGTGACTGGCCCGGCTTCGCGTCGGAGATGGCGACCGCGATCGACCTCGTGTGGAACGAGGAGCTGGTGGACAAGTTCACCAACGGCACCGGACTGACGGCGCAGCCGACCGGCTTCGTCACCGCCCTCGAAGCGGTCGTCGGGTCGCAGGTGGCTTCGGCTGACTCCGGCTCCGCGACCGCGGCGGACGTCTACAAGATGTTCGCGGCGCTGCCGATCAAGTACCGCAAGACCGCCCGGTGGATGTCGAGCACGGCGATCGAGAACGCGATCCGGCAGGCCGGCACCACGGACCCGAACTTCACCGCGAACCTGCTGGTGGAGGGCATCCCGGGCCTGTTCAACAAGCCGTACCACGAGAACGACTACATGGACGGCGTGGTTCTCAGCACGTCGGCCAGCACCCCGCTCGCGTTCGGCGACTTCAAGAACTTCCTGATCGCGAACCGGGTCGGTCTGACCGTCGAGAACATTCAGCACGTCATCGACACGACCAAGGGCACCCCGACCGGCCAGCGCGCCCTGTACGCGTGGGGTCGCATCGGTTCGAACGTCATCAACTCCAACGGTTTCCGGATCCTCTCGCAGAGCTGATCCAGCCAACGAACGGGGCGGCCGGCAGGCCCTAGACCTGCCGGCCGCCGTCCTATCTAGGGAAAGGACACCCCCATGCACTACGTGTATGCGAACCAGTCCGGTGTGCGGCCGTGGAACGGCGCCATGTGCAACTTCACCGCAGGTGAGGCGTGGCAGGCCGACGACCCGTTCGTCGCCGCCCACCAAGACCTGTTCTCGACCGAGCCGCCGAAGGTCCGCACCACCGAGCCGAAGCCGAAGCCGCCCGTCGAGCGGGCCACCCGACGCCCGGGCGAGAAGCGGTGACCCGGGACTTCAGAGCGGAGTCCGTGTTCGTCGCCACCCCGGTCCGCAACGAGGTCGCTACCAACTTCCACGTGTCCCTGCTCGGCATGGCGTACCACGACCTGACCTCCTACGGGATGATCGCCCGCGGCGGCGCCCCTGTCGCGTGGCCGGCGACACCGATGAACCTGCCGCAGATCCGCAACCACCTCACGACGAAGATGCTCGACGACACCGGCGCCGACTGGCTGCTGTGGGTCGACGCCGACGCCGGCTTCGACCCGGACCTGTGCGACCGCCTCGTCGAAGCCGCCGACCCGCTCGAACGGCCCGTCATGGGCGCACTGGCGTTCATGGTCGCCAAACGCGAACCGGACCAGATGGGCGGATGGCACTGGACACCCGCACCGACCATCTACGACTGGGGACGCGACGGGAAGGTCGGCTCCACCGATACGACTACCCCGACAACACGATCGTCCGCGCCGCCGCGACCGGCTGTCACACCCTGCTGATACACAGGTCGGTGCTGGAGAAACTCCGCGCCGAGCACGGCGACACCTGGTTCGACCGCGTCCAGCTCTTTGCAGAGCAGGGCGTCATGGGCGAAGACTTCTCCTTCTGCGCCCGCCTCGCCAAAGCCGAGATCCCGCTGCACATCCACACCGGGGTGAAGACCACCCACCAGCAGACGATCTGGCTCTGCGAGGAGAACTACCAGGGCGCGCTGATGGTGTCCCGCCTCACCGACGCAGCGAAAGCCGCCGATGTGCCTGAGGGTGTCGAGGTCGTCAGTGACTGACCTCGAACCCACCCCGATCGACGTCCCGCTGTCCCTGGCCACGTTCGACGACGGCACCGCCGAAATCGAGTACCACGGTCAGCGGGTGTGGAAGCTCGCCGCCGACCTCGAGCGGTACCGGGCCATCGTCGAAGCGACGCGGCCGCGGGTTATCGTCGAAACGGGCACCCGGTACGGCGGGTCGGCACTGTGGTTCGCACGCGAGCTCGGCGTCGACGTCATCTCCGTCGACCTGGACCTGGTCGTCGCCCCGGTGTGGGGACTGCCGATCACGTTCGTGCGCGGGAACTCCCTCGACGCGATCACCCTCCACCAGGTCACCGCGCTCATCGCCGGCCGCCGCACCATGGTGTCGCTCGACTCCGACCACCACGCCCGGCACGTGCTGGCGGAAATCGCCGCCTACGGCCCGCTGGTGTCCGACGGCTGTTACCTGGTAGTCGAGGACGGCATCTTCGACTTCGCGCCGGAGCGGCTGGCACGACGGGGCGGGTTCCGCATCCCGGAGGCCGGCGGACCGTACCGCGCCGTCGAAACGCTCGCCGACGACCCGCAGTGGACCCGGGACCTCGACATCGAGGGCATGGCACCGCTGTCGCACTTCCCCGCAGGCTGGTGGCGTCGTGGCTGACCTCGTGGTGATCGTGCCGACCCGCGGCCGCCCGGCCCGGTTCCGGGAAATGGCCGAAGCGGCCCTGTCGCTGGCGGAGGGAGACGTCGAGATCCTGGCGTGCGTCGACGACGACGACCCGGCCCGCGACGAC